CACTGCTAGATATACGCACAATACTATAGCTCTTGCGTTCGCAATCACTGAAGAAGCGATTGAGGACAACTTGTATGACAGACTAGCGTCTAGATATACAAAAGCATTAGCTAGATCTATGGCGAATACTAAGCAAGTGACAGCAGCTAACGTATTGAACAATGGTTTCAGCACAACCTATCCAGGTGGTGATGGATCTCCATTATTCTCTACAACGCACGCTACTATTGCTGGTACGTTTCAAAATACACTAACTACACCTGCTGACTTGAATGAAACTTCATTAGAACAGTCGTTAATTGACATTGCGAACTTTACTGATGAACGTGGATTAAAAGTTGCTGCTCAAGGAGTGAAATTAATCATCCCTGTGCAACTGCAGTTCACTGCTGACAGATTAATGAAATCTGCTGGTAGAGTTGGAACTTCTGATAACGATATCAATGCAATTAGAAACATGGGAATGATTTCTGGTGGATACACTGTAAATCACTTCTTAACTGATTCTGATGCATTTTTCGTTAAAACAGATGTACCAAACGGTATGAAGTACTTCGAAAGATCACCGATTAGAACTTCTATGGAAGGTGACTTCGATACTGGTAACGTTAGATACAAAGCTAGAGAAAGATACAGTTTTGGCTGGTCTGACCCTAGAGGTATTTACGGTTCTCCAGGAGCGTAAGGACTTTTATTTACAGGGTGGGCTTGACTCACCCTGTAAATCCCTATAAAAACATCTGTGAGAAGATGACTTACCTAGTAAAAATATTTATAAACGGAACTAAAATCCAATTTTCATTGGAATCTGAACCCCTAAATTCAACAGAATCTTTACATCAGAAAGTACTTGACTTTCTGGGAAAAATGAGTAAAGAACAAATAGAAAAAAGTATTACTGATAAACATATTAGTAATCTTTTTTACATAACCTATGAGGAGGTTGTAGATGGATCACGTTCAAGCTCTTTACAAAAAGAAGAGACTTTTAGAACTTGATTGGGAACAGGCTCACATCCAAGAGGGTAGATACTCTTTGGATATGGTTAAAATAGACGAAGAAATTCGTAATATTGTTAACCAAATTAAAATGGCTGAAGCAGAAATTGCTTACAGACAGATTAAAGTAGAGGTAGCTGCTCCTGATTTTTCAGTGGCTAGTTAAAGACTAGTTACAAAATAAGGTAAAAAACATCATTTTTGATGCAGGGATCTCTTGCACTATTTAATAAATTAAGATATATTTTAAATACTATACATTAACATCTGATGTAGACGCGTATAGTCGACATGCCTAATGACTACATTGGATTAATAGGAGGATAAACACATGGCAAATAAAAGTACATTTCAAGGATATGTAAGAACATATGGTGGACAAGATAAAAGTTCTGGAGTTGATCCAGGAGTTTTAATTGCATCTACACTTATTACTTTCTTATCATCAACAGCAACAGCAACTGCAGTATCAGTTGGAGCAACAGTAAATGCTAACGCTCCATTTGTATTACCACAAGGAGCTATACCACTTAGTTTTGCGGTATTGTCAACTTCAGCTGGCGGAGCTACTACAACTATTAATTTAGGAACAGCAGCTAACTCAACTGGATTTGCACAAAATTTAGTTTCTGGAGCAAAAGGTATTAATGCACTTACAGGAACTTTAGTTGTTGCAGCAGGACTTACAGCTAATTCTACAGTTGTAGCAAATGTTGGATCTACAGCAGGTACAGGTAACGTTTCAGGTATATTCACATATACATTTAATGACGGTGCAGGTAAACCTGGTGAAGAGAGCACTAACTAATTAAAATTCTTTTGTAGGGACTCTCAGGGGTCCCTATAAAATACAAATAAAGGTTTTGAATGCCAAATTATAAAGGTGACGTCAAACCGGTCACATTAACAGCTAACGGTGTTTTCTTTGCGGGTAGAACTCGTTTAAGAGGAATTATTGCTCAGCCTACAACTCCTGGATCAACAGGTGTTGCATCTATTAATACAGTTATTTCTGGAGCAACAACTTCAGGATCTAGTACTAGTGGATATTACATTCCAGTTATTGTTGGAGCTAGCGGAACTGAAACTATGTATTTACCAGAAGATGGTGTGCTTTACGAAAATGGTATTGGCGCAACATCAATGTCTGGATTGACTCTTACTGTATTTATAGACAAGTAGAGGTACAATGACAACATCCGGAACTACTTCATTTAATCTGGATATAGATGAGCTTATTCAAGAAGCTTATGAACGTATAGGTATTGATGGAAGTAGAAGTGGATATCAATTAAGGTCAGCAAGAAGATCTATAAATTTGTTATTATCTGAATGGGATAATAGAGGTGTTCATTTATGGAAAGTTCAAAAAGCAACAGTTAATCTAGTTTTAGGACAAGCTGAATATAATTACGCAGCGGATCCTACTAATTTTCCTAATAATATAAATGATGTATTAGAAGCTTATGTAAGAAATAATACTGTCACTACAAATCCAGTAGATATTTCTCTTACTAAAATAGATAGATCTGCTTACGCAGCATTACCTAATAAATTATCACAAGGAACACCTTCTCAGTATTATGTACAAAGAACTGTAAATCCTAGTATATTTTTATATCAAACTGCAGGTGCAAATTATTCTAATGCTACTAATCCAAGTAATTTTCAATTTATATTTTATTACTTAGCTAGAATTGAAGATGCCGGGTCTTATATAAATACTCCAGATGTTGTATTTAGATTTTTACCAGCTTTAACTTCAGGACTTGCTTATTATTTAGCAGTTAAACACGCGCCAGATAAAATTCAATTATTAAAAATGTTATATGAGGATGATCTACAAAGAGCTTTAGAAGAAGATAGCCAAAGAACATCTTTATATATTTCACCAAAATCATATTTTGGAGAAGGAATGTAAATGACTACCTTTTCAACGGGTAAAAAAGCTTGGGCAATATCTGATAGATCCGGTCAACGATTCCCGTACCAAGAAATGCTACAAGAGTGGAATGGATCACTAGTTCATTATACTGAATATGAACCTAAACAACCACAATTAGAACCTAAAGTACCTGGTAATGACCCACAAGGATTAATGAATGCAAGACCCGATAGAGTAGAACCTGCTGTATTAGTTCAATTAGCTTATAATCCATTTTATTCAGTAGCGGGTAGTTCAACAATATTAATTAATGATCCAGGACATGGAAATAAACTCGGAACGTCGATCGTGATTACAGGAACGCTTTCAGGAAATGGTTTTTCTATTCCAACTTTAACAACAACGATTGGATATACTTTAACTTCTGTTAGTTCAGATACTTATAGTATTAATTTACCAAATGTTGCAACCGATACAGGATTTTTTGGTGGATCTGATGTAAGTATTGGACCCTCAGCAGTAGAACTTGCGGAAAATCCTTTTACAATAACCACAGGAAGTTCAACAATTAATGTTAGTCAAATTAATCATAATAGAGTTACAGGAGATAGAGTTGTATTTGCAAATGTTAATGCTTTAAATAATTTTAATAGTTCTGTTGGCTTTACTGTTGATGTATTAGCTACAAGTACTGGCTATATTATTACAGTTCTTAATGCAAATAATTATAGCTTTAATGCCTATTCAGGAATTGCAACTTATGATACAGTAATTGGTGGCGGAAATGTAACAGCACAAACAATATAGATATGAATTACGGAGAACTAAGAGATCAAATTAGAAATTATTCGGAAGTATCTGATAATGGTTTATCAGATTCAACGGTTGCTATTATTGTACAAAATACAGAAAATAGAATTTATAGAGAACTTAATATAGATGCATTTAGATTATATGCATCAGCAGTTACTATTACTGGAGTTTCAACAATATCAGTGCCTTCAGGATTACGTAATATAAGATATGTAGAAATGATTAATGGAAATGGTGAAGTATTTAATTTAACACAAAAAGATAGTTCTTATTTAGCTGAATATAATCCAAAACCAGGATCTTCTACTTATTACGCAGAACCTAGATATTGGGCCAATTGGAACAGTACTACTTGGTTTGTGGCCCCAACACCAGATGCTTCTTATGTAATAAATATTGCATATTACCAACAACCTGCTACTATTACATCAAGTACTACAAGTACAAGTTATATTTCTACTTACGCGCAGGATTTACTTTTATACGGAAGTTTGGTAGAAACATATAAATATATTAAAGGACCTGATAATATGATACAGGTTTTTGAACAATCTTATCAACAAGCGAGAGAATCTTTCGGTGTTGAACAAACAGGTAGAAGAAGAAGAGATGAATATGTTGACGGAGAACCTAGAGTTGTGATAGATTCACCGCCACCAGGAAAATAATTAAGGAGTTAATATGGCAAATATAGTACCGGATAGTTTTAAACAACAATTGTTTTTATCAACACATAACTTTTCTTCAACAGCAGGAAATGTTTTTAAATTAGCTCTTTATACAACTGTAAGTGGATTTTCTACAGGAACTACAAATTACATTGTAACTAATGAAACATCTGGAACTGGTTATTCAGCAGGTGGAACTACTTTAACAAATTTAGGTGTTACAGTTTCTAGTAACGTGTCTTTTACAAGCTTTAACAATGCAACTTTCTCAACAGCAACTGTATCAGCATCTTGCTGTTTAATTTATAACACAACTTCTGGTAATCCAGCTGTTGTAGTTTTAGATTTTGGTGGAACAAAAACTTCAACAAACGGCGACTTTACTATTCAGTTCCCAACAGCTAACTCAACAAGTGCAGTTCTAAGAATCTCTTAGTAATTTTGCCATAGGAAATTTATGGCTACAAATACTTATTGGGGTCAATATACTTGGGATTCAATCAACTGGGGTGGAATAGCTTCAGATGTCACAACCACAGTTAGTGGTGAACAATTAACAATCTCTATAGGAACAGTAACAACTGTTAGTAAATCTAATGTTGACGTAACTGGAGAACAATTAACTTTATCTACAGGATCAGTAAGTGTTGTTACTACAAGTAATTTTGCTGTAACAGGAGAACAATTAACTTTATCTACAGGAACTGTAATTGTTGAATCAAAAGCAAATATTGATGTAACAGGAAATCAATTAACTTTATCTACTGGAGATGTAACTGTTGGTCTTACTGTAACAGTAATTGTATCTTCTAATGAACTTGGAATTTCATCTGGAACAATAACTGTTTTTGGTAAAGCTAATGTTGATGTCACAGGAAATCAATTAACTTTATCTATTAGTGATGCTACAGTAATTGCAAAAGCTAACGCTGGTGTAACTACTAATTTATTAAATTTCTTTATTGGAACACCGGATGTTTCAGGTAAATCTTATGTAGATATAACTGGAGAACAATTAAATTTACAAACAGGAACTGCAACATTTGCTATTAATGCAATTGTATCTCCTTCTGGATCAGAGGTTCAAATAGGAACAGGTACTGTTAATATAATACTTCCATTAGTTGTATCAGGAGAACAATTAAATCTTTCTACAAATAATGTACAAGTTAGTGCAAATAATAGCGCTGATATAACAGGTGAACAATTAAATCTTTCTTTAAATGATGTAGAAGTTTTAGCTTCTTCTTTAATAATAACAGACGGAAATGGTGTAAATTTAGGGGTAGGTGATATTACAATATTAACTCCAGCCATAGTTAATGTAACAGGAAATTTATTGACTTTAGGTACAGGACAACCTATTGTGTACAGTTGGATTCCAATAAATCCAGATACAGGTCAAAATTGGTCTGCCCTTGATCCTAATACAGGACAAGTTTGGAGCACTATAAATGCTACAACTAGTCAAACATGGACTCAAATACCATAATGACAAAACATTAAAAAAATGATAGAAATTTAATATGGCAAGTACATTTAGTAATTTAGGTTTAAACTTACAGGGAACAGGTGATAATGCGGGTACTTGGGGTGCCATCACCAACGTTAACTTACAAGAAATAGATAATGCTATTGCAGGTGTAATTACTATTACAGTAACCGGCAATACAACTTTAGCATTTACAACAAATTCAACTTCTACAACTTATACTGATGAAGCTGGTAGAAATAAAACAATTATTTTATCAGGTGCTTTATCTGCTACAACAGTTACAATTACAGTTCCTAATATTGAAAAAGATTATGTTATTATAAATAACTCAGGTGGAACAGCTACTATTTCATCTGGGGGTTCTACAACTGTATCTATTGGAACAGGTTCTAAAAATTATATTATCGTAGATCCTTCTACAACTTCAGTTATAACTGCAACACCAGCAGTTCAAGTTGGTGGAACTACTAATGCTGTACAATATAATAATGCTGGAGCCTTAGCTGGTTCAACTAATTTAACATTTAATGGAACAACTTTTGCAATGCAAACTGCAACTGCATTAAATTTAACAGCAACTACTTTAGTAGGTAGAATTAATCCAAGAGTTGTATCTACAGCTTCTTCAACTTCAGTAACACCAGATATTTCAGCTGCGGATATATATGCTTTCACAGCTTTATCTACAACCTTAGTTATAGCTACTCCAACTGGAACTCCTTTAGATGGTAATAAATTAATATTTAGAGTTTTAGATAACGGAACAACAAGAACTTTAACTTGGAGTTCAACTTATACAGCAATCGGTGTAACACTACCAACTGCTACAACTGCAAATAAAACAGTTTATGTTGGATGTATTTACAATACTAATAATACTCGTTGGGATGCTATCGCTGTAACAACACAGGCATAACATGAAAAGCGCTGTAGTAAATAAAGAAACTACGATTGTAGAAAACATTATTATGGCAAGTCCAACTGATCCTTGGTCTGATCCTGTTGCATATTTAGTTTATGTACCAGATGATTTACCGGTAAACATTGGTGACACATATGTTGATCCTAATTTTTACGATAAAGATGGAAATATTGTTCAACCAATTCCACCAGAGGAGATAACTAATGGCTCTTAGATATTGGGTAGGTGGAACAGGTACCTGGAATAATACTTCAACAACAAACTGGTCAGCTACATCTGGTGGTGCTTCTGGTGCTTCTTTTCCAACAGTTGCTGATGATGTAATATTTGATGCTAGTTCTGGAACAGGTACAGTTACTATAAACGTAACTGGAGGTGTATCTGTAAAAAGTTTAGATGCTTCTTTATCTTCAATATTAACAATTGCAGGAACTGGTGGTGCAGGATCAATAACTTGTGCAGGAAGTTTTATATTAAAATCTGGATTAAGTTGGTCTGCAACTGGATCTATTACATTAACTGGAACTGGAACATTTACTCCTTATGACTGCATTCCATCTGGTGCTGCTGTTACAATTAATGGAACAGGCATAACAGTTACACTTGGAAGTGATGTTACTATGGGTGGTTCAAGAACACTTACACTTACAGCTGGAACTTTTAATGCAAATAATTACAATGTAACTATTCCAGCTTTTGATGGAAACAATTCTAATACAAGAACTCTTACAATGGGTTCTGGTACTTGGACATTAACAGGAACTGGAACTGTTTGGACTTTAGCAACTACAACTGGATTAACTTTTAATAAAAATACTGCAAATATAAATTTATCTGATACATCAACAGGTTCTAAAACTTTTGCTGGTGGAGGATTAACTTATAATGGTTTAGCTATTACAGGTACAACAGGTATTGCTACATATACAATAACTGGTTCTAATACATTTAGTTCTATATCAAGTTTAAAAACTGTAGCTTATACAATATCTTTAACATCTGGAACAACTACAACTACTACTTCATTTACAGCAGGTGGATCATCTGGAAATTTACTTACATTAAGAAGTGTAACTGCAGGAACTGCTGCAACATTATCTTGTTCTGCAACAACAGTTGTAAATTATGCATTAATTACAGATGTAAATTTATCATCTGCAAATACTTTAGTTGCTGCAAATTCAACACTTATAAATTCTGATAACTGGACTGTTGCAACTACATCTAAACTTTGGGAAGTTTTAACTACAGGTACGTCTTGGACTCCTCCTGCTAGTTGGCAATCAACTGGAAACGAACTTTATGTTCTTGGTGGAGGTGGTGGATCATCTGGTTCTATTTCAACATTAATTGCAGGTGGAGCTGGTGGAGGTGGTGGAGGTTATGCAGGTGTTACAAATTTATCTATTACTCCTTCTACTCCTTATGCTTATGCAATTGGTGCTGCAGGTACTGGAACAGCAGGATCAACTACAACATCTACTGGTGGTACTGGTGGAACTTCATCTATTACAATTGGATCTACAACTTATTCTGCAACAGGAGGAACTGGTGGAACATCTACATCTACACCTACATCAACTGGAGGATCTGGTGGTACTGGAGGTATTTTACTTGCACCAACTTATGTAAACTCAACTACTTCAGTTCAAAATACAGCTTCAACTACTATATCAGTTACAGTTCCATCTGGAATATCTAATGGTAATTTAATGGTAATGATGCTCCAATCTGGAGATAGTGGTAATACTTGGACTACTCCTTCTGGTTGGACATTAGGAACTGCAGGTGCAAATGGTAGAGCATTATTTTGGAGATCAGCTTCTTCTGAACCAGCTTCTTATACTGTAACTCAATCTGGTTCAACAACAGCAAGTGTCTCTATTATTGCGTATGCTAATGCTTCTTTTAATGTATCTGGACTAGCAGGTTCAACACCAACTAACCCAGCACAGCCTGTAGCTATTACAGTTGCAACAACAAATAGTACAATAATTTATGTAGCATCACTAAGTGGTACAGCAAGTCTTACATGGGCTACTCCAACAGGTTATACAGCAAGAACTTCTGATAGTGATGCAACTGCTCCTTCCATGGCAGTTTTTGATATTAATGGAATTGCATCCGGATCATATACTGGACCAAGTTCAGTTTCGACTCCTTCAACTTCAACAAGAGCTTATACAATAGCTTTATCTCCTGGTTTATCTACAACAGGAATAACAGCTTATACTGGAGGCTCTGGAGGAGCTGGTGCTATAACTGGAACTACTCAAAGAATGGGAGGAGGTGGTGGAGGTAGTGCTGGACCAAATGGTAATGGAGGAAATGGTGCGGCTGGTGCAGGTGGATCAGGTGCTGCTTCAGGTGGAGGAGGAGCAAATGGTGGTGGAACAAGTGCATCTGGTATTACAGGTGGAACTGGATTTGGATCAGGTTTAGGAGGTGCTGGTGGAAGTGGAACAACAACTGGAACTGGAGCTGGTGGAAATGGTACAGCTGGTTTAGAAATTATATCAGGATTATATGGTTCTGGTGGTGCTGGTGCAGGTGGTGGTACTGGAGGTGGAGGTACTGGAGCAGTATATGGAGGTGGAGGTGGTGGACCAGGAATAACTGGAACTGTTAGAACTGGATCAAATGGAGCTCAAGGATTAATTGTTATTGCATATACAGGAACTTATGTTGTTCCAATATCAGGCGGAAATTTTTTAAACTTTTTTTAAAACATGCCAATTACAAAATTACAATTTTCAAGACCAGGGATTAATACACAGGATACTCAATACGGCGCCGAAGGCGGATGGACAGATTGCGATAACGTTAGATTTCGTTATGGGTTCCCAGAAAAATTAGGTGGATGGTCTGATCCAGTTGGATCAAATTTAGTTGGAGTTGGCAGAGGTTTATTTGTTTATACTTCATTAGATGGAGCAACTCTTGCAGCTATTGGTACAGATAAAAAACTTTATATATATTACGGTACAGAATATTACGATATAACACCTTTATCAACTACACTTCCAGCAGTATTTAATTTTACATCGGGTACAACTTACGTATCCGTTACTTCTACTTCTAATGGTGCAAGTGTAGGGGACTTTGTAACTTTTTCATCTGTTTCAGGAGTTAGTGTTATTAATATTACTAATGCAGAAATGCAAAATGAATTTGAAATTAAAGAGATTACTAATTCCAATACTTTTAAAATAGATGTTACAGGACTTGGTACACCGGGTGTTGTTACAACTTCAGGAACTGCTGCAGGGGCAGCTTTTCAAATAGATATTGGTGTAGATAAAACTACTTATGCTAATGGATGGGGAGCTGGATTTTGGGATGGTGGACAGGGTTGGGGATTAGGTTCTGGAGCTAGTATTGTTTCTGACACAGCTAGAATTTGGGCATTAGATGCTTACGGTGAAGATTTAATTGCAACAATAATAGGTGGAAAAACTTATATATTAGATACTTCTAATTTTATCACTGCTCCTGATACAACAAGAGCAACTCTATTAACATATGCTCCAACACAAACTAATTATATGATTGTATCCGGAGTAGATAGACATTTAATATTTTTAGGAACTCAAACAACACCAGGGACAACTTCAACCTATGATCCGATGGTGGTATTATTTGGAGCTCAAGAATCTGTTACTGACTTTATTCCAACAGCTGTAAACGATGCCGGTTTTCAAAGATTAACTGATGGTAATAGTATTGTAACAGCAGTTAGAACAAGAGGAGATATTGGAATTTTTACAAATACTTCTATGCATGCAATGCAATATGTTGGACCTCCTTATACATTCTCTATTAAAAATGTTGGATCTAATTGTGGTATAGTTGGGCCCCATGCAGCTGTTGAAGTTAATAACAAAATTTATTGGATGTCTAATCATACTTTCTTTTTATACGACGGGGTTGTTAGAGAAATTCCTTGTAGTGTACAGAATTATGTATTCAATGGTATTAACTTAGATGCAAAAAATATTATATACGCAGGAGTTAATGTAGAGTTTTCAGAAATAAATTGGTTTTATCCAACAACAGGTTCACAACAAAATAATGCAGTAGTTACATATAATTATAGAGAAGATTTGTGGACTATTGGTACTTTACCTAGAACATCTTGGCATACTCAAGATATAATAAATTACCCACTTGCAACTGAGTATTTTGCAAATTCAACATCTAATGCTACACCTACTATTTATGGATTAAGTAATGGTATTTCAACTCTTTATAACCATGAAAGTGGAGTAAATGCTAATGGTCAACCTATGACTTGTTTTATTAAGTCAGGAGATATAGACATTGTAGATGGTAATGATTCTATGTTTATAAAAAGATATATACCTGACTTTTCAAATCAAACAGGTGATCTTAATATGAAATTTTATGTAAAACAATATCCTGGCGCTTCTTCAACACTTGCTTCAAATACAACTGTTAATTCTAATACAACTAAAGTAGATATGAGAGCTAGAGGAAGACAAGTTGCAATAGAAATAGGAAGCACAAACCTAAATTCTTATTGGAGATTTGGTACACTTCGTATTGATGGTCAACTAGATGGTTTAAGATAATGGCTAAACTAGACCAACCAAGACTTGCTAACGCAACCCCTGAATATGATCCATCACAACAAAATCAGATCATTAAAACTTTAGAACAAATGATATTTCAATTAAATAATAACTATACACAGAACGTTCAAGATGTTAATGAAGCACAAGCTTGGTATTTTATAAAAGTATAAAGAAAAATGTCTAATATATATAAAAACGCAATTTATAAAGCTACAACAACTGCTAATACAACGGTGTATACTTGTAATGCTACAGCAAGAGCTATCATTCAAAATATACAATTTGCAAATTCAACAGGTACACATACGGTATCTGCTTATGTTTATAGCCATAGTAATAGTACAACTATTCAAGTAGGTATTAATGATATAACTGCAAAAACTTCTTTCAATTTAGCTTCAGGTCCTATAATACTACAAGAAAAAGATGCATTGTTATTATCATCTAATAGCGTTGCAGATGTAACAGCGATTGTATCTATAATGGAAACAAATAGAAATTAAAAATGAAAGAAATTAGAGTTATTTGTGATTCAGAAATCACAATAGTTAATTTAAAAACTGGCTATATTTATAAAGATGAAGCAGAAGCGCAAGCTGATACAACTGTTGCACCTGAAGATATAAGACGAGATGTTAAAATTATAGTCCCACCATTACCATTAGTTGCAAAATCGTGATGGATAGAGATAGTCAAGAATACGAATTTTTTGATGAAGCTATTCAGCTTTTAAAAAATCCTATTGGAGTTAGTGTTGAAATAGGTGTTAGACGTGGTGGTGGAAGTCAATGTATTATTGATGCTTATAGAAAATATCATCCACAAATTAGATTAGTTCATTTAGGAATAGATCCTTATGGAAATATTGATTATAGGACTTCTGATAACGATAAAGGCGGCAAATTAGATTATACCAATCAAATGAAAAATGAAACATTGGTAGAGTTTTTAAAAGATTATCCTGAATTTAATTTAATTAATTTAGAAGATACTGAGTTCTTTAAAAGATTTCCTGATGGTTATCCAATATATAATCAACATAAAATTATGCTTACACAATATGAATTAGTTCATTTTGACGGTCCTCATGATACTGAATCTGTAATGAAAGAAGTTAATTTCTTTATAGAAAGAAAACCTGAACAATGTATCTATGTATTTGATGATATTCAAACTCATGATATTGACAAGATAGGTGAACATCTGGTATGGAATGGATTCAAGTTAATTAAAAAAGGTGAGAGAAAGGCAGTGTTTATAAATGAATCCTAAAGGTGGTACTGAGATACTAAAGGAACAATTAATTAGTCAATTAGATCCTGAATCTATTGAAGGAGTTAATTTAATTGGTTCTATTTGTCATCCTTCATTAGTTAAAGAAGATAAAATAAATGTTCTTTGGCAACATTTAAGTTATGATCAACCTAATGTTCAATACATGCGTGATCGTAAATTTGTGGATTCAATAGATTATTTTATTTATGTAAGTCATTGGCAATACAATAAATTTAGAGAACATTTCCAAATACCTGAATACAAATCTTTTATTATTAAAAATGCAACTTATGAATTTGAACAAACACCTAGAAATAAAGCAGGTAAAATTAGAATTGCTTATACATCTACGCCATGGAGAGGTTTAGCTATTCTTATTAAAGCTATTGATATCTTAAATAAAACTAGAGATGATTTTGAAGTAGATATATTTTCATCTACTAAAATATACGGATCAGGATTTGAAGAAGCTGAAAAAGGTAAATTTGATGCTTTATTTGAAAAATGTAAAAATACAAAAAACGTTAATTACCTTGGATATGGTCTTAATGTACAAATAAGAGAATTATTAAAAGATACTCATATCTATGCTTACCCTAGTATATTTGAAGAAACATCATGTTTAGCGATCATCGAAGCGATGAGCGCGGGTTGTCATGTGGTAACAACGAATTACGGAGCGTTGCCAGAAACATGTGCTGAATTTGCAACAATGATTGAATTTGATTCTAGTGCTCAAAATTTAATTGAAAGATATGCACAAACATTAAATTCTGTAATTGACAATTATAAAAACAATCTTTATACAGAAGACTTAGAAATGCAGATTAAATATTATAATAAATATTATTCTTGGAATACAAGAATACAAGAATGGAGAAACTTTTTAAATTATGTCAGAAAAGAAAAAAATTAAATTATTTATAGCAACTCCTGCCTTTGGGCATCAAGTTACTACTAATTATATGAATAGCGTAATGCGATTCGTATCTACTTCACACCCTAAATTACAAGTATCTACAGCGATCCACTTACAGTCAGGAATGGCTCTAGTAACGCAAGCAAGAAATAATTGTGTAGCATCTTTCTTAAAATCAGATTGTACACACTTTCTTTTTATAGATTCTGATATTGGATTTGAACCAGAAGCTATTTATAGATTATTAGAAAAAGATGAAGATGTAACTCTTACTCCATACCCTGTAAAAGGATTTGGTAATAATTACGCATTACAATTTATTGTTCATTTTCCAAATAGAGAAGATGTTAAATTAGGTAAAGATGGTTTTGTTGAAATTACTGCTGGACCTACAGGATTTATGATGATTAAGCGCGAAACGTTTGAGAAGTTAAAAAAAGCATATCCAGATAAAAAGACTGTTAATAAACAATTAGTAGGTAATAAAGTAGAAATAATGGATGAAGATTGGTATACATTCTTTGAAACTGGTGTTGACCCTGTCAATGGTTATTTAGGTGAAGATATTTGTTTTTGCAAATTATGGGTAGATATTGGCGGTAAAATATATGCTGATGCTACTACTGAATTAACCCATTTTGGTGGCCATGCTTTTAAAGGCTCTTTAAGTATGATGTTTCAACCAAAAGTAGTTGACCTTAAGTCAAAATAATAGTAAATTACTCAATAATAGGCTTACCAACAAGACCTTAGCCAGCTTGTATGAGATTCATTTTTGATAAGGAAAAACTTAAAGATATACATGATGTAATATCATTATATTTAAAGTTTGATAGATATAAGAGATACTCAAGAGTTCAAATATACGCTCATCTTCTTCCTTGTTTTCTACTGGATCAATATAAAATACACAAAGATAAGGACAATAATATGATTGCTTTTACAAACTGGGCTTTTTTAGACAAACAAACGGAAGATCGTTTTATACAAAAAGGTATTTTAAACCAACCAGATTGGAAAAGTGGAGATAGATTGTGGCATATGGATACAATATGTATTGGAGATATTAAAAAAGTAATGTCTTGGACAAAAAAATATTTTAAAGAAAAACTAGGTGTAGGCAAAACTATTAGTTGGTTACGTGTATCTAATAGAGGAGATGTTTATAGACAAACAACACGTAAAATTAAGGAGAACTGGTAATGGGTTTTGTAGGTGACATTGTAGGTGGAATAGGTGATGTTATAGGCGGAGCGGCGGATTTTGTAGGAAGCGCGCTCGATAAAATAATACCTAATGAAATTAAACCTGTTTTACCTTTTGCTGCAGCAGCATTTCCATTTTTAGCACCAGCTGCTTACGCATCTATGGCTGGTGGTTTAGGGAGTTTAGTTGGAGTTTCAAACCCTATTCTTCAAAATGCTTTAATGGGTGGAATAACAAATTTAGTTACTCAAGCATCACAAGAAGGATTTGATAAAAGAGGATTAAATCCTATGTCATTAGGATTAGGTGCTCTCGGTGGAGCTTTAACTGCACCAGGAGCTGGAGAAATATTAAGAGGTGGACAAGTTTTAGGAGTAGATGAACTAGGGCAAGCCTTAACAAGATCTCAAGCAATGCCTTATTTAGAATCAAATTTTCCTGGATTAGATTTTTCAACAAGTAATTTAACTGGCCAAGGAGCTCAATATGGATTGCCAGTAACAGAAGCACCTACTTCATTTTTAGATTCATTACAAAATGCAATAACTCAAACAGCTGCAAGTGGAGCAGATATTGCTCAAGCAGGACAAGAAGGGTTTAAAACAGATGGATTATTTAATAAAGATTTTTTAAAAGCAGTTGCACCGGGACAAATTGCAGCCGCTTCTGATTTAGCTTACAACTATGCTAAAGATCAACAACTAGCATATCAAGATCAATTAGATAAACTTAAAGGACAACAACAAGCTTATAAACAAGAACAAATTGATGGTATTAGAAAAGCAATGGTATCAGCAGGATTTACTGAAGCTGAAATCCAAGATGCTTTAAAAAGATCTGGATTTGCTGATGGTGGTAGAGCTGGATATGGAATGGGTGGAGATGTTATTAAAGGTATGAAACGTATGAAAGGTAAAGTTTCTGATTATTTATCAAAATTAACAGATGATATTAAAATACATCCTTATACTGATTACGCTGACGATGCGGGAGCAACTCTTGATTTAACTATTTACCCTAAAACTAAAAAAGGAAGAAAAATTTTAGATGATTTACAAGGTCAAGGGTATGTTAAACAACATAGAGACGGATCATATTTTATGTCTAATGATAAGCTAGAAGAAGGGACTATTCTTTTAGATGAATTAGGAGCTAAAGCATCAGGTGTTTATGAACCTTCTATGAAAGGGGATAGATTTGATAGTTTTAGATCTGGAGCTGGTTTAAGTGAATATGGTACACCTTATCATGGTTATGATTTACTTAGAGAAAATTTATATAAAAATAAAAAAGCTGATGGTGGATTAATGAGTTTAGGTGGACGCGAAATGGATTTTAGAGACGGTGGCGGATTTGTTCCAATAGGAAGAAAAGAACGTGCTGATGATGTTCCAGCAAGATTAAGTAAAAATGAATTTGTATTTACCGCAGATGCTGTTAGAAATGCAGGTGGCGGTGATATTAAAGAAGGTGCAAGAAGAATGTACCAAATAATGAAACAACTAGAGGCTAAAGCATAATATGGCAGATCCAACACCTACCCAGATAACCCAGAATTTACCTTCACCATATTTAACAGGAGCATATACTGCTTTAGGAGAAAGATTATTACCATTACTATCAAGTTCAGCAGGAATTAATTATGGATCTTTTCAAGGAAATCAATTTGTAGCTGGTCAAAATCAATTACAACAACAAGCAGCTAATTTAGCAGGTGGGTTAGGAAGTTATCAACCTTATATAGATCAAGCAAATCAATATGGACAACAAGCAGGTCAAACATTAGCTGGAGCACAACAATATGCAGGTCCACAAGCATATCAACAATTCATGTCTCCATATCAACAAGATGTTATTAATTCAACTTTAGCAAATTATGATATTCAAGCACAAAAAGGACTTGCTCCTTTATCTGCGCAAGCAGTTGCAGGTGGAGCTTTTGGTGGAGCAAGAGAAGGAATTCAAAAAGCTGCTTATCAAAGTCAAAGTGATTTAAATAGAGCTATGACACAAGCAAATTTATTAAATCAAGGATTTACACAAGCAAATCAATTAGCTCAAAATGCTTATCAACAACAATTAGCTTTAGCACAACAGCAACAAGGTTTAGGAACATTTACAGGACAACTTGGACAAACAGGACAACAACTATTAGGAAACCAAATCCAAGGATTAAGTACATTAGGTCAACAACAGCAACAGTCAGAACAAGCAAAATTAAGTGCTCAACAACAAATGTTACAAAATCAAGCTTTCGAACCTTACACTAGATATGGTTTAGTAGGTCAACAATTAACTTCACTTTCTGGTGGATACCCTAGTCAAGTTCAAACTTATAACCCTGTTCAACCTGTTAGTCCGTTGCAATCGTTCCTCGGAACGGCAACCGGTCTTGGCGGTTTGGCTGGAAAAATATTTGGATAATATATGCCTAGAATTTTAAGAAGACCAATGTTTCGTGGGGGTCCTGTAAACAGTGAAGGTACAGGAATTACATCAGGATTAGATCAAGGATATGCTCAAGGTGGAAGAGTTGGGTATAAAGTTGGTGATCTAGTAGGTGATGATACTTTTAATTACTCAAGAGATACAGGTCTTGGTAGATTTATGCCTAAATTTAATGAATATTTATTTAGAGAACCTTTAGCAGCTGCATATAATTTAATTGGTGTTCCATTAAATAAAGCTACAGAATTTGTTACAGGTTATAATCCAGGATTTTCAGGAGAAAGACTTTTTAATTTAGATATGACAAATAGAAAACCAGATACAGCTGAATTTTTTGGAATAGATACTTCAGCTAAACCAGGGTTTACTTATAGAAATGAAAGAATTGAAAATCAAGCTAAAACAGAATCTGATGCAGAAAAACAGGCAAGATTATATAAAGAACAAATAGAAGCTTTAAAAAAAGCACATGAAGAAGAATTAGCTAGATTAAAAGGAACAGGAACTGAATCAGGAGCTACTACTTCAAAAGAAAGTGATATTTCTCAATGGGCTAAAGAAGCTAGAGATCTTTTAGGATATGAAGATGCTAAAAAACAATCTATTTATGATGCAATGTTAGCTGCTTCACCTGGATTTTTTAGAGGAAGAAATTTAAGAGAAGCTGCTCCAAATGTACTTGAAGCTATTAATAAATCAGGAGCTTTTGATAAACCAACTAATATTAAACAAGCCGCAGCTCAATTAGCTATACAAAGAAAAATGATGCAAGAAAAAGCAATTGCTGAAGAAAAAACAAGATATGGATTATTAGAAGCAAGAGAAGGCTATAAATCTAAAGATCCTTTAGAAAGACTAAAAGCTTTAGGCATAGATCCAAATATTAGTTTCGGAGGAATTTTACCGGATAATCCTAAATTATTAAAATCAGGTAAATTTTATGTAGATAAAGAAGGGAAATTAGTAAAAGTAGAAATAGATGAAAAAACTAAATTACCTAGTCTAATTAACTTTAGTTAAAAATGGCAACTTTTGAAGAGCTACAAAAGCAATTAGAGCAAGCTCAGTTAGCTAAATTATCAGAACAAGAAAAAGATAGTAAAGTAAGTCAATTAGAATCTATTGTTGCAGGTATAGGTTCAGGTTTAATTCAAATACCAAAAGGCGCATTTTCATTAGCAGCTACGTTATATGATTTAGGTGCTGGTACCAATAAAGCGGTTCAAATAGAAAAAATGTTTGATGACGCTACTAATTGGGATGAAAAAGCAGAAGCAACAGCCTTAGGTAAGTTAACTCAAACTTTAATTAATTTAGGTATACCAGGTACTTACGGTTTTAAACTTGCATCAAATTTAACTAAAGAAGCAATTCTTGCAAAGAAAGCAGGGAATTATTTTAAAATAAATAACCCAGAATTAGTTAAAACAGCTCAAAAAGCAGCTGAACTTAATACAAAAGGAAAGTTAGCAACCTTTGCTGCTGGAGCTATAGGAGCAGGTGTATCAGATGCTGCGTTTGTTGGTGATGTTGAAAAAATGGGAACTCTTGGAGATCTATTAGGTGGGCCAACAGAACTTAATAGAGGAGAAGGGGAAGAAGATTATGATCCATCTAGAGAGTTAATAAATAGACTTAAATTTGGAACTGAAAGCTCTTTAATGTCAGGGGTTATAAGCGGAGTAGGTTCAGGTATTAAACGAATCGCGGAACGTGGACAGGATTTAAGAAAAAGTAATAGTAAAATAGATAATTTATTATTTAGTATTTATAAAAATCTTAATCCTACTGGTGGTAAAACAAAAGAATTTTTTGATCTTGAAAGACAACAAATTGGTCAAAGAGCAGCAGATGTTAATTTAGCTCAAGAAGTATCAAGAACTTTAGACCAAGATATAGATAAAATATTTCCACCAATTAAAACTGTATTTAATAAACAAACAGCTAAACAAAGAGAAGAAACTTTATCTAAAATACATGATTTATTATTATCAGGTAAACCTGAAATAGATGAAACAGGTAAAGTTGTATTTGGATCATTGGATGAAAATATTAAAAATGAAGTAATTAATATATTAAAAAAATCAGGAACTGATAATGAAACTGTTAGCAATATTACTAATGGTTTAAGTTTAATTAGAGCTGGTTGGTCAGATATGTTTAACTCTATTGGAGGTAAAATTGATCCTAAAAGTATATCTCAATTTAAAGAATTATTTGGAGAAAAATTTAAAAATTATTTAGGATCTACTTATGACATATTTCAAAATAAATCTATTATACCAATGCTTAATTGGAGACCTGCAGAAGAAGCAATTAATAAAGCAAAAAATATGTTTAAACAAGTTGCTATACAAAACGGCAAAGAAATTACAGATGAAGAAGCAAATTATTTTGTAGATAGATTAGTAAAAACAGCAAGACTTCCAAAAGGATTTAAATTAGATAAACCATCAGATCCAATATTTCAAATACCTGAATTTTTTGCAGGAAAAACAGTTTTAGATGATGCTGTTTCAACTAAAGGATTTACTTCTTTAAGTTCTTTACCAAAGGAAAATAAAGAAGTTATAGAAGAATTATTAGGTAAATCTAAAAATCCAATACAAACTATATTATCTGGAACAGCAAGATTGTCTTTAATAACAAGAAGAAATCAATTTTTTCAAGATCTACTTGAAAAATCAAATGAATTAAAACAAGTAGGAAAAGGAATGTTTTATGATACTGAAGAAGAAGCTTTAAAAAATTTAGGACCTAATTTTAAAAAAATTAATATTGATCCAAATAAATCTTTAGAAGCGGGTATTACAAATCCATTAAACGGTAAATATGCAATTAATGAAATAGCTGATGCTTTAGAACAAACTGCTGCAAGTACAAGAAGTGAAGGTATGATTGGAAAAATATATGAAAATTTAATTTTATATCCAAAAGCTACTTCTCAAATAGCTAAAACAATATTATCGCCAGTAACTCACATAAGAAATTTTATAAGTTCAGGAGCTTTTGCTACAGCTAATGGAATAATACCTGATGTAGAATCAATGAGACAAGCTTATAAATCATTACAAGTAGGGTTGCCTGGCGCAAGACAATCTAATGATTTTTATAGAGAATTATTAGAATTAGGAGTCGTTAATAATAATACAAAATTAGGTGATTTAAGGAATTTATTAAAAGATGTTGGTTTTGGAGACACTGTTAATTCAGATAAAGTTTTACAAATGATGATGAAACCTCTTTCTAAAGTAAAAAAAGTAGCGGAAGATTTTTATACAGCTGAAGATGATTTTTGGAAAATTACATCTTATTTAACTGAAAAAAATAGATTAGAGAAAGCATATCTTAAAGCAGGAGTAACTAAATCAGTTGATGAATTAAAAAAAGAAGCAGCAGATATAGTTAAAAACAATATACCAAACTATGATTATGTTGGAGAATTTATACAAGGATTACGTAAATTACCTGTTGGTAATTTTATGGCTTTTCCAGCTGAAATATTAAGAACATCCACAAATATAGTTAAACGATCATTAGATGAAATATTTACACAAGTTAAAAATGATAAAGGAGAACTTGTTACTCCTTTAAGAGGTATTGGTATGCAAAGATTAATTGGAATGACTACAACAGCAACTGTTGTTCCTTATGCAACTGCTGAAGCTTTTAAAGCACTTTATAATGTTGCAGATGAAGAAATAGAAGCAATGAGAAGATATGTTCCACAATGGTCTAAAAATTCAGTTTTACTTCCTATTAGAGATAAAGAAACAGGTCAATTAAAGTATATAGATTTTAGTCATGCGAATGCTTATGACACTATTTATAGACCTTTTTTAACTGTTATTAATGCAATCAATGAAGGAAGAAACGACAAAAATGGAATAATGGATGATTTTCTTAAAGGAACAATTGAAGCTACAAAAGAATTAGGATCTCCTTTTATAGCTGAATCTATTTGGACATCCGCACTTGCTGATTTATTTGTCAGAGGGGGTTTAACAAAAGAAGGAACTAAAGTATGGAACGAAGAAGATACAGCTGGAAATAAAATAAAAGCAGGTATTGGACATTTAGTAGAATCTCAAGCCCCATTTTCTTATGAACAATTAAAAAAATTAGATTTAGCTATTGAACCAATAGATGTAATTCAAAAAGGTAAATATGATAAGTATGGTAGAACGTATGAGCTTGGAGATGAATTAGCTGGTCTTACAGGATTTAGACCGGTTAAGCTAGACGTTGAACGTGGATTAGATTTTAAAATTGCTGAATTTCAAAAAGGGGTTAGGGAATCAAGACAATTATTTACAAGTAAAACTTTAAAAGGAGGTCCTGTAACTCCAGAAGAAGTAGTAGACGCTTATATCAATGCAAATAGAGCTTTATTTCAAGTTAAAAGAAATTTAAATCAAGATTTAAAAGCAGCTCAAACATTAGGGGCATCAGGAGATGCTATTTATAAAGCGGGAGAAAGGGTATCTAAAAAAGAATTTAATGCTATTAACTCTGATATATTTACGCCTTTAAATATATCAAAAGATATTTATAAAGTTTTTCAAGAAAATGCAGATAAATTAGGGTTACCTAATCCTTTAGAACAAGCTTATTCTGTAATTAATAATATTCAAAATACATTATCAAATACTTCTTTAAAAAAACCAGAAATACCTGAAATAATAAATCCATTTAAAAATTTACCTAAACCTAATTTAGATCAAATACAAGGATTACCTGAATTACCTAATGCTAACCAAATACAAGGCTATGGACAAGTTTCTCTTAATCCAGGTGTAACTGGACAACAAGTTAATCCTGCAACAGGGTTGACTAGAAATGAAACTGCGTTATTATCGCCTGCCGATCAATTAATTAGACAAAAACAACGACAACAAATTGTAGGATAATGAAACGGATTAATAAATCAAGATTGGATGAACATATGATAGATTTGTATCACAGAGTAGATAATTTAAAAAAAGACATATCTGTAATTAAAAACAATCATTTAAAACATATGAGTTGCGCTATTTATAAAATAGAAAAAAAAGTAGATAAGATACTTTGGTTTATGCTTACAGGCATGGGTGGTTTAGTATTAGCACTCATAGCAATATTATTTAAACTTAAATGAAACTAAGTAACAACTTCACTTTAGAAGAATTAACTAAATCCCAAGAAGCAACAAGACTCGGAATACCAAACGAACCTAATCAAGATCATATTTTTAATTTACAATTACTTTGTCAATATATACTTCAACCTGTAAGAGATAATTTTAATTTACCTTTAACAATCAGCTCTGGATATAGATCCCCTGAACTATGTGAGAGAATAGGATCATCTAGCAAGAGTCAACATACCAAAGGAGAAGCAGCAGACTTTGAAGTATTTAGCCTTCCAAACAAAGAAGTAAGCGATTGGATAGTAAAAAATCTTGATTACGATCAATGTATATTAGAATTTTGGACTCCTGATGACCCTAACTCAGGGTGGATCCACTGTAGCTATTCAGGTAATAAAAATAGAAGGCAGTATCTTAGAGCATCTAAACAAGATGGCAAGACAATCTATTCTCCGTTATCTTAAAAATATTTTCTTGCATTAATTTAAAAAAACTATATTACGCGTTAATGGATAATAAAATATTAGTACATAAACATTTAATAGTCCGAGCAGAAGCTAAGAATCCTCCAATGGACGAAGCTATCCTTACAGAATGGTTTAAGAAATTTATAGAAGAAATAGGTATGAAGGTTATGATGGGTCCTTACGTGAAGTACTCTCATATGATCGGGAATCGCGGAATTACAGGAGCTGCAATCATTGAAACATCTCATATAGTAATGCACGTCTGGGACGAGCCAGACCCCGCCTTGCTTCAGTTTGATGTTTACTCTTGCGGTGAATTTGATCCTGAAACAATATGTGAAAAGATAAAGAAAGATTTTAATACAACAAAAATAGAATACAAATTTTTAGACCGAGAACATGATCTAAAAGAATTACACACTTTAACTTTTATT